GCTTGAATGGCAGCGGGAGCAGAGGGAAGCGGCGTGATTTATTCTGGTTCTGGTCAGTTACCCCACCACCTTTACGCTTGGGTGGATACCAAGTTTATTGCGCGGCCAGGAATGGAAAGCGGTTTTGTCCCTGTGGTGTGGTTTGGCCTTACCTCGCGGTTTGGAGAGATGTGGGGCTGCAATGTCATGTTGGAGTGCGGCGGGGTGTACCGAAACCTTCCACCGCACTCCTTGGCCTTTAAAACTGATCCTGAGCCTATCTGGACGGAACAAGACGCCCAAGCTTGGGACTGTTATGGCCCACAATTCAGCACAATCGAGTATAATTACCTCGTAAATGTTGGCTGCGAGATTAAGGACGTAAAGACTAAAACTCCATTGATGGGTAAATATCTCTTTACCGCCGTTCCACTGTTTGACGGCTACACCCGCCATCCTGGGCAGAGCAAAGAGTTTATGTTTCTCGAAATGGACAATGGACGCCTAGCGATCAAATCAACAGATATGGTTTTGTTCCATGATAAATCATTTGCGAACCCGCATTGGCCCACTAATTTGCGGAGGCAGTCTAAGACGTATCATTGCGAGGCTAACATTTTGCCGGACCGGGCTAGTAATGGGGGTTGACAAGTTAATTCATATCAAGTATTGCGATGGTATCTAGTCCATTATTGCGTCCAAACCCCGCCAGGAAACTGCGCGGGGTTTTCTATTGAGGGCTAAATGCTTCCAGAGCAGCGCCTATTCATCGCCGTGATTACGCAGAGTTTCCTTGACGCTTGCCAGCCCAAACCTGAGTTGCGAACATTTGATAAATGGGTGGTAAAGCGCCGTAAACGCAGGGCGAAACGTGGTGAGCATATCGAAAGCCCGCCGGCAGAACGCGCCGCCTATGACGCCTACTTTGATTCGATGCAGGAAGTTCTTGGCAGTTGGGAAACCAACCGAAACAGCGCCCGTAGGTGGCTTTTAGGCGTGGAATCTGGCTTAGAAACTATTGCCCGCCTTGCAGAGTTTGAGATCGAATACATCACCCGCAAGGCCAAACAACTTGAGCGGGCGAAATGGGTAGCGCCTTACGACCTGCCGTATTTCGTCGCATAGAGGCTCAATGCTAACCATCAAGTTTCACTCTTTTAAGGCAGCGCCTGAGTGAGTGATCTTGCGCTGTCACTTGTCAGCGAACAGATCGAGCAGCCCAAGTCTGGATTTATCTTTGAGCCTTTCACATGGGGAAATGACAAGGTTCTTCACCCACAACGGAAGGGGCCGCGTAACCTCAGAGACGTAATACCGCCAGGTAAGGGTAGGTTTTCTAAAGGGCCAAAAGGTGATCTTGAGTATTTAGACCGCATTCGAAACGGTCAACGCTGTGGAATACCGAGCATCCTTGAGTTGGTAAACTCTGAGCGATCCCAAGACTTCGACAAGCCCTCTGTGGTTTGCATCGTAGGGGGTGGCCCAAGCTTACAAGATACCGTTGGCGAATTACGCCATTTGATTAAACGCGGGGCCAAGACGCTCGCCGTCAACAAAAGCCACGATTGGCTGTTGAAGCGCGGATTGCCCTGTCACTATTCGGCCCTGCTCGATCCTAAAGATTGGGTTGCGGGCTACGTTGACCTGGCCCTGAACGCGGCAAAGAGCACACGTAAACGTGTTGGTAAGCTCTGGGCCGACACCAGGCATCTGATTGCCTCGCAATGCCACGACGACACGATAGCCAAATTCAAGGGCAACCCCAACGCTTACATCTGGCACGCCGGGGCAGGATTAGGAGAGAGCGAAGTCCTCAAGACGGAGTTTGCTGGCGAGCCTTGGGTTATTTTGGCAGGAGCCTCGGTAATCGGTTTGAGAGGTGTGCCGCTCGGATACGGATTAGGATTCAGAGAGTTTCATTTCTTCGGGCTTGACGGCTCGGCCAAGGCACCTAAGCCGGGGACAGAAACCCCGCAGCTTTACTCCTACGACAAGCCGCACATTGACCCGACCTGGAAACAGTTTGAGGTCAAACTAAACACAGGCTGGAAGCGCCACTTTCTTGCAAATCACCACATGGCCCGTTCAGTCTATGAGTTTGAGGACGCAATGAGGGAATGGGACCAGCAGATTAAAGACGGGCGGATGGAGCCTTTTTCCATTAAAGTCCACGGCAACCCCGAGCACTCAGCGATTGCTATGGTAGCTGCGGGCATGGGCGTTCATGCCGACCCGAAAGAGAATGAGAAGTATGCTAACCACCCGAAAGGAAACATTTAATGCCCGGCAATAACCAAAAGAAGCAACCCAAGACCAAAAAGAAGGGCAAATAATGGCTAAGAAGATGAAGCCCAAGAAGGGCAAAGGCAAAGGTTATTAGTTATTCCCTTGCTTAAAATAGAATATCTCGACCGCTCCGCGATTGTTCCCTACGCCCGGAACGCCAGAACGCACAGCGAAGAACAGGTTAATCAGATTGCCGCATCAATACGGGAATTTGGGTTTACTAACCCGATCCTGGTTGATGAGGACAACGGCCTTATAGCGGGCCACGGAAGGCTACAGGCTGCGATCAAGCTTGGGATGGATAAAGTCCCGGCCATCCGCATGGAAGGGCTGTCCGAGGCTAAGAAACGCGCCCTGGTGATAGCCGACAATAAGCTGGCATTGAACGCCGGCTGGGATTTGGACTTGCTCAAGGTCGAACTATCGGACCTGGACGCTGCCGGGTTTGATTTGAGCCTGACGGGGTTTAGCGACCTGGAACTTGGGGCGCTGCTTGCCGACAAGACCGAGGGATTAACGGACCCCGATGACGTGCCTAATGTTGCCGACCCCGTGACGGAGTTGGGCGAGGTTTGGGTGCTAGGCAATCACCGGCTGGTATGCGGAGACTGCACGCAGGCTGACGTGGTTGATAAGGCGCTAGACGGCGTGAAGCCGCACTTGATGGTGACGGACCCGCCTTATGGGGTGGAGTATGACGCTGCCAAGGCGCGGCCTACCAGTGTCGGTAGTGCGCGGGGCAAAGTTCTCAACGATGACCGTGCTGACTGGCGCGAGGCGTGGGCGCTTTTCCCAGGCGCGATAGCTTACGTCTGGCATGCTGGTCTGCATGCCAGGGAGGTTGTTGAAAGCCTTGAAGCCTGTGACTTCAGAATGAGGGCGCAGATTATTTGGGATAAACAACGCCTCGTTATGGGGCGCGGCCACTACCATTTCCAGCATGAGCCGTGCTGGTACGCTGTGCGGACTGGGCAGACTGGCAACTGGAATGGCGACCGAAAACAGTCGACGGTCTGGGCAATACCCAAACCTCAGAAATCCGAAACCGGCCACTCCACCCAAAAGCCCGTTGAGTGCATGAAGCGCCCTATCGAGAACAACAGCAGCGCTGGACAAGCGGTTTACGAACCGTTTTCCGGCAGCGGCACCACGATTATCGCAGCCGAGATGACGGGCCGCATGTGCCACGCTATCGAGTTGTCGCCGCAGTACGTTGACGTTGCTGTAAAACGCTGGGAAGCGTTCACGGGCAAGGACGCGGTGCTTGAGGGCGACGGCAAAACTTTTAAGGAAATCGAACAGTGTCGGACGAAGAAGGCGGCGTAAACCAAGGTGGCCGGCCTGAGTGGTGCCCGACTGACGACCAGCTAAAGCAGATCGAAACTATGTCCGCGATGGGCATAACACACGAACAGATGAGCGCCATTATAGGCGTGGACGCCAAGACGCTGCGGAAACATTGCCGCAAGGAATTAGACCAAGGCTCGATTAAGGCTACGATGAAGGTAGCGCAGAACCTGTTCAAACAGGCCACGGAAGAAGGTAACACCGCCGCCATGATATTCTGGATGAAGGCGCGGGCCGGATGGTCTGAAAAGACTAAGACTGAAGTTAGCGGCCCCGAGGGCGGTCCTGTTAAGAAGGTTATTGTTCACACCTTCGAGTCAGGGATTTGATGCTTGATGACGACAGTTCGCGGATGGTTTACACGCCGCGCCCGTTTCAGGCAGCGATACACAAGAAGCTCAAGCGGTTTAATGCGTTGGTATGCCATCGTCGTTTTGGCAAGACAGTCCTCTGCATTAACCAGCTTATCAGCTCAGCCCTTCGGTGTGAGAAAGAGGCCCCACGCTTTGCCTACATCGCTCCACAGCTAAAGCAGGCTAAGACGGTTAGCTGGGATTTCCTGTTGAGATACTCGGAGCCTTTCAGGGCTTCGGCCAACATTGCGGAAACCCGAGTGGATTTGTTCAATGGTGCCCGCATCTCGCTATACGGCGCGGATAACCCAGACGCGCTACGCGGCATCTATCTGGACGGCGTTGTTATGGACGAATACGCCCAGATGGCTCCTAAGACCTGGACCGAAGTTGTCGGGCCGGCGCTTTCAGATCGAAAGGGCTGGGCCATATTCATTGGCACACCTAAAGGCCGAAATGCTTTCTTCGACCTGTACGATAAAGCCTTAACCAATCCCGAGTGGTTCACCGCCATGTTTAAGGCGAGTGAGACGGGGGTTGTTGATGAGGAAGAACTAGCCAGGTGGAAAGCCACCATGAGCGCCGAGGAATATGCTCAAGAGTTTGAGTGTTCATTCCAGGCTGCGAACATGGGCGCTTACTACGGCAAGCAGATGACCGACGCCGAGACTGAGAAGCGGATAACGCGGGTTCCTTGGGAGCCTACGATCCCCGTCACAACGGCTTGGGACTTGGGCATTGATGACGCGACCGCCATTTGGTTTGTCCAACAGGTCGCCAAAGAGATACGGATTATTGATTACTACGAGACTTCAGGCGAAGGGTTGGCGCATTACGCCTCAGTCTTGAAGTCCAAGCCCTACGCCTATGGAGAGCATCTATTACCCCATGACGCAGCGGTTAAAGAGTTGGGCACAGGTAAGAGCCGTGTTGAGGTTTTACAAAGCCTCGGCATACAGCCGACCGTTGTTCCGGTTCAGAGGGTAGAGGACGGCATTAACGCTGTTCGGATGTTGATACCGAGATGTTGGTTTGACGCTGAGAAGTGCGCTCAAGGGATTAAATCCTTGATGCAGTACCAACGTGAGTGGGTTGATAAGCTCGGCACATGGCGAGCAGCCCCAAGGCACGATTGGTCAAGCCATGCAGCAGATGCGTTTAGATACTTGGCGACAGGCCTGAAGCCGCCGCCGAGTGAAAAGCTATTGGACTTAGCCAATTTCAGAATGCCAGGAGTAATATAATCCTAGACGAATACGGCGGGGAAATAGACGGCCAAGAGGTTGAGACGCCCGAAACAGCCATGTCTAAAGGGATGTCCGATATGGACTTTAAAACCCTGTTGGCGAGCGAGATCAAAGATGCGCTCTCCTACATTGACTCCGACATCGCCTCGGAACGGACGCTAAATTACCAATACTTCCTTGGGGAAATGAATGATGTGCCGGCCATTGAAGGCCGTTCGCAAGTCGTTGTTCGTGTCGTAGCGGATTACATCGGCTTTATCCTGCCGAGCCTCTTACGCACTATGATCAGCGGGCGGAAGATTATTGAATACTCTGCCAAGGGCGATATGGATGAGGCGGCTGCCAAGGCTGCGACCGAGTACGTCAATGACGTAGTGCTTCGCCTTGATAACAAGATCGAGCAGGAATGCTACGGCTGGGGCTTCGACGGGCTTGTGAACAAAGTCGGAGTTATGAAGGTCTGGTGGGAAGAAGAAAAAGAGACCGAGGACTTTGACCTTCCCGGCTTGGATGAAATGCGCCTGGTTATGGCGGTCATTCAGATCGAACAGCAGGGCCTCGAGATTATCGCCCACGAGCAAGACGCGGTTACAGGCCTGCACAGCATTCAGGCCCGCCGCACCATTGATAAATCGCACGTTAAGTTTGAAGTCCTACCCCCCGAGGAATTTGTTATCAGCCGGGACGCCCGCAGCCTTGAAGGCGCAAGACTTAAATCCCATCGCTCGTACAAATACGTTGGGGAATTGATTGCCGAGGGCTACCCCGAAGAAGTCGTTATGAAGCTGCCCAGCTACGCGACAACGGGCGGAATGAACAACGAAGCCCAGGTCCGCCAGCCTGATATTAACAACTTCTCATCGTCCACGACCGACCCCATGCTCAAAAAGGTCGCGGTCCACTCGGGCACGATCCTCTGCGACAAAGACGGAACCGGGTTGAAGGAATGGTACTTCGTAGCGGGTGGTTGGGAATCTCAGATTGAGGTTCTCGAATGTAAGCCCTTTGAAGACGAGTGCTATTTCTGCGACTTCTGCCCCATTCCTTTGCCCCACCTGTTTTACGGGCGCTGCCCTGCTGACGACCTAATCGAGATTCAGCGGGTCCAGACGGTCCTAGCCCGTCAGGGTTTGGACAACGTGTATTTGACCAACGCGCCTCAACAGGAAGTGCTGGTTAATCAGATTGTTGGGCAGCGGATTGAATACGTCCAGAACAAGTCTCCGGGTGGGATTATCCCCGTCACCGCTCTGGGCACTGTGAACAACGTCACCGTCCCGTTTATGGGCGATGCCGGCCTAAACATGATGCGTTATTGGGATATGCAGGCTGAGAACCGCACAGGTGCCTCGCGCAATTCCCTCGGGCTTGACCCGGAAGTTTTACAGAACCAGAGCGCCACGGCTGCAAAGCTGCAGGACAGTTCGTCAAAGCTGAAGCTGGAAACCATTGCCCGCATTTGGGCGACGGGTGGGATGCGTAAGCTAGGCCGCGCCATTCTTCGCATTCTGAAGCGCCGGCAAGACTTCGTTCGCATCGTAAGGATGAACGGCCAACAGACCGAGATCAATCCCCAGGCTTGGGCTGAGTTGGAAGATTGGGACGTTACCGTTAATACCGGCCTTGGTACGGGCGACCGTATGAAGGACGTTCAGGCTCTGGGATTGGTTATTGCGAAGATGGAGCAAGTCCTACAGACGACCGGACCGAATAACCCGGTTGTCTCTATGCCCATGCTCTCGGATGCTTACCAGGATATGGCCGAAGCGTTGGGCATGGCTAACCCTGAGAAGTATTTCAAGTCTCTCCCTGCGGATTGGCAAGCGCCTCCCGCGCCTCCGCAAGAGAACCCGGAAGTGGTTAAGGTCAAAGGGCAGTTGGCGATCCAAGCCCAACAGGCCGAGTTCGACCGCCAGCAGAAGCGCGAACAGGCACAGCTTGACGCCATGCTTGAGCAGCAGTCAGCACAGAACAAAGCCGAGATTGAACAGATACAGGCGGAAGCCGACATTGCCACGAAAGAACGTATGGCGATGATTGAGTTGGGTCTTAAACGCGCCGAGCATGAGCAGAAGCTAGAGCTTGCCGAGCGTGAAGCCGACTTGGCCGAGAAGATCAGACTCAAGCAGTCGTCAAAGCCAAAGGCTCCATCAACTGAGTGACGATGAGATCGACCAGCCCGAGGCTGCGGAATACTACGACGCCCGCCGCAGACGCAGACGGGCGATCCTTCTACTGCTTATGGGAAACCTATGACGAGAGAACAACGCGCCGAGCGGGCGCTAGAGGTTCTAAACAACCCGATTTACAAAGAGAGCCTTGAGACACTTAAACAGACTTACGTTAAAGCGTTTCGGCAATGCAATTTCAAAGATGATGAGGGCCGCTGGAAATACCAAGTCGCCCTTGATGTTATTGATGGCGTTGAGAGCCATCTCACGGCTGTGCTGAACCTTGGAAAATTAGACCCCAAGCAAGGCCAGGAGTTTCAGACGGACACGATTGCAAAGCGCATCACCCGGATATTCTGAGACTCTCCCCCTACTGAAAGAGACACCTAAATGGATACTCCCAACACGGCGCAAGCCACTGGGCCGCTGACGCTTGAGCAGGGCTTCGCGCAATTCAAAGCCAAGTTGGCTGAGAAAGGCACCCCAAACCCTGACCTAGTGATGACCGAAGAACCAATCGAGGGTGAAGACCCGATATTGGCCGAGACAGAAGAACCAGCTACCGAGGAAGCCGAAGCAGTCTCCGAGGGCGAATCTACAGCCGAAGAAGAAATCTTACCCGAGACGGGCAAGATCATACTTCCAGACGGCTCCACGATCACCGCCGAGGAAGCACGTAAGGGTTATCTCCGACAGGCTGATTTCACGAAAAAGACCCAGGAAGTAGCGCGTGAGCGCGAAACCTTGGCTTTTGAAAAGCAGGCCGCTGTTCAACAGATCAGTGGTTTGTATCAGCAGTTAGCGTCACTTCAAGAGACGGAACCAAACTGGTTGCAGTTGGCTCAGACGGTTGAACCGTATGAGTACCAACGGCAACAAGCATACTGGACGCACAAGAATAACGTGATGGCCCAGACGCGCCAAATCATTCAGCAGACGGACAACCAACGTCTCCAAGCTGAGAGAGCCAAGGCGTTTCAGGACTTGAACTCTGGCGAGTTTGACCCAGCGTGGAAAGACGCGAAGGTTCTGCAAGCCAGCCTCAACACGGTATCCGAGTATCTTATCGACCAAGGGTTACCCGCTGAAATCCTCGACGGGATCACTAACACCAACGTCATTAAGATTGCCGAGAAAGCCCGGCGTTACGATGAACTGCAAAAGCAGAAGCCCAAAGCCGCTCTCGCGGTTAAGGGCAAGCCCGCGCCGTTCAAACCGGGTGCCAAATCCACGGCATCGCCTCAGTCTGAAAACATCCGTCTCCTACAAGATACGTTCCTTAAAAACCCCTCGCCGCAGAATGCTGCCGCCTTGCAAACAGCAAGGGACGCAGCCCGGCGTAAATAGGAGATAACTTACTATGGCTCAGATTGCAGTTAACACGACTGTTACCAACACGGGTGCCCGCGAAGACCTGGCCGATACCATTACGATCATCTCGCCCCAGGAAACCCCGCTGTACTCGAACATCGGCAAGAACCAGGCGACCGCCATCAACCACGAATGGCAGACCGACACCCTGGCGAATGCGACGATTAACTCCCACCAGGAAGGCGAGAGCATCGTCGTTTCCACGGCGGCTCAGACGACCCGCCTCGGGAACCTTTGCCAAATCTCGACCACCAGCTACGGTGTTTCCGGCACACTCCGCGCTATCACGAACGCCGGCACTCCCGACCGTTTGAACTTCCTCCGCATGAAAAAGGGCTTGGAACTGCGCCGCGATTGCGAAATCGTGCTGCATACCAACCAGGCGAAGGTTTCGGATACGGGCGGTTCTTCGACCCGTCAGCTTGGCGGCTTGCCGACCTGGATCACGAACAACGTTGGCGTGGATGTGTCGGCTGGTAACGGCGACGGCTCATCGGCCATCCGTTCTTCGGGCGCGACGGCCATCACCTACGAACTGATCTCGTCTGCCCAGCAGCTTGCGTACGAAAAAGGCGGCAACCCTGATATTATCGAGTTGTCCCCCATCCTCAAGCGCAAGTGGTCGCTCCTGGCCTTTGGCACTGCGCCTTCGACGGCTCAGATTCGCTACAACATCGACAAGACCGGAATGTCTATCGCTTACGGCGCTGTTGAAAAATGGCAGAGCGATTTCGGGATGCTCGACATTATCCCGAACCGTCACTTCAAGAACACGGCTGGCACGTTCCTTAATGGTGCCGCGTTCCTGCTTGAGACGGAAAAGCTGGCGGTTGCGACTCTGCCGGGCCGAAACTTCATCGTGCAGAAACTCGCTAAGACGGGTGACGGCGATCAGGAGTTTATCCTGAACGAGTACACGCTTGAGGTTAAAGCCCCGACAGCCCACGCGGCTGCGTACGGCTTGACCTAGGCTTAATGGAAGCGGGCGGGGGAGCAATCCTCCGCCCATTTCTTTAGAGGGCACATGAGATCAAAAACAGCCGGCGAAACGGATTGGGAACTGATGATCGACAATCCCATCACGCTGCAAAAAACCTACGCCAAATGGAACGGAAACAATCTGATTATCCGCGAAACCATCCCGGCTTGGCTTGCCCAGCAGATGCTTGATGAAAACAAGCTGCGGGCGAACAGCTGGACGGGCTGGAGCGGCAAGAGCGGGGCCGTGGTTGCTTCGATCCCCAACAATATCGACCAGGAACTCAAACGCGCCTCCGGGTATGACCCCACAAAAGGCGGCTGGTACGACAAAGACAAATATAACTCGCTCTTGGATGACTCGGACTATGCCTACCTCCGCACTGGCGGCGGGAAAATCGGCAAGAAGAAGGCGCAAGTCGCCGTCAACCAACAGAAGCTGAAGAAAATCATAGGAGTTACGCCCTAATGGCTATCGACACCTATGAGAAGCTCCAATCTGAAATCCTCGACACGTTGAACAGGACTGATCTTGTCGCGGATGTGACAGAATACTCCCCCGGAACCATCGAAGGCGCTGTCCAGAGATCGATTTCCAAGGCTGAAAAGCGCATTAACCGCCGCATCAGAACAAAGGCGTTTGAGACTTCGACTACGTTCTCAACGGTTGCGGGAACGGAGACTGTTGCAGTCCCCGCTGACTACACGGCGGTAAAGACGTTCAAGATTGAGAACAGCCCGAACGTGGTTTTGACCCAAAAAGACCTGACGACTCTCTACAACGATTACCCCTCGACAGCTACAGGGCTTCCGAACTCATTTTCAGCGTATGGGACCAGCTTTTACCTCCGCCCCATCCCTGACGTAGTTTATTCGATGAAGCTCTATTACTACAACGCGCCAACGCCGCTCAGCACGTCGAACACATCCAACGCCCTGCTAGTCAATTACCCCGACTTGCTCTTGTACGGCGCTCTTATCGAATTGACGGCCCATATCGAAGATGATTCCCGCATCCAGCTTTGGAAGGGCGCATTCGATGAAGGCATTAAGGACGTAACCGACGACAACACGTTGAACCGTTGGTCAGGTGTGCCGATCCGTTCCGCTGTTGACATTCGGACGGTAATTTAATGGGCCTTGTGTCAAACCGCACCGATGATATTGAGCAATATGTTGGCGAGCAGCTTGCCGCGCCCCCTTACTTCCCGCCCTACACGGCGGCGACTAAGCCCACTTCGCTCAAATGGCGGAACCGGGCGATTTACATCAGCGACACCTCAAAACCAGCCTGGATGGATTCAACCGGCACATGGAAATACGCAGACGGGAGCGCGGTCTAAATGACTGATACAGCGACCAATAGATACAAAGCCCGGCAGCAGTCCCAAGGCTCAAATACAAACACCTGGGGCGATGACAAGCTAAACGAAGTCCTGCGCCTTCTGGACAGTGGCTCCAAGGGCTACGAAGCTATCGCCATGACC